AATCCGCACACTGGGACTGATTGTATTAGACGGCGGAAATCCCCTTAAAATCGCCATAGCTTATTCTCCCTCTTTATGTTTAACTTCGCTATCAGGAATACGTTTTGTGGTTATCAAACCAAATTTCTGTTCAAGTCTTTCAATGTACTCGGTGCTTCGCTCATCATCGAGGTAATAGACATTCTTCCCAGATCCAACCCCTGGAATGTTCAGGGTGGTGAAAGACCGAGGAGACTTCCTGGATCTAACCACTAGCTGAACTGGGAACTTGTTCTTGTTTCTGATTTCGATCATCTACTCCAACTCCTCTACGGTGTTTTGTAGTCTGTCTATCACTTCTGTGACTTCTTCTTCATCAACTTGGTTGAAGAAATTCAGTCTCGTGTCGAGAACCGCTTTTCTCCGTTTAATTGGCTGAGGTATATACGTTTCAGCCTTCAAATTAAACTGGTATTTTATTACTCGTAAGCTCTGGTCACCGGGCTCTGTCTCTAAGTTATTAGCCGTCGATTCGAGCTTGACGATGGTTTCCCACTGTACGCCTCTAACTCTTATATATGCGACGGGACTGAATTTTGGAATTATTTGTTCGATGATTTGATTCATGTCTTCAAGGTATAGGGTCCATGCCATCAGCGTGTATCCAATGTCGATGGGCACGCCTCTAGCCATGCCAAAAACAGTGTCTCTTGGCTTGAATTCTTGAGTCGTGAACCCTGGCTTGAAGTTTCTTCGGGCATCTCTTAACCAGTTGGTAGCTTGGTGGTAAGTGTATCGTTCTTGGTTGAACTGAATGTCAGATTGATAGATTGATAACATGGGCAGTCGGATGCGATCTACAACTAGACTTTTGTCTTTACGGATGTTATCAAACATGATGGCAGCAACCGCTCGCTCTTGGCTGCCCCACACAATAGGAACTGGATGTGGCTTTCCATCTGCATCAAGCACCACGAGGTTTGAGAACATGTCCTTCATGGCCCGATCTGCGCCTCGCAATCCCTTTGAGTAACGATAGACGGTGTTCCTCTGGGGGTTGCGGAGGTCATTGAGAATGCTGCCCGTTTGCAGAGGGTCACACAGAGCATGCTTTCCCTCTTGGTCATCTTGATACTCGCACGCCTTGTCGAGCCAGCCTTCATCCATCAACCCGGATACGGAGTTGAGAGATCCATCCCCATCGTCCCCGCACATGTCCGGTGTGTAGTCTTCATTGACCGGAGATTGCAAAGGACTCTTCTCGTTGCATTCGTTTAGCGATTGCTCGGGATGGTTTCCGGGATTGATTGTATCCATATGTGATCCCTCTAACTAACTTAGTTATGTTCCACTTGCAAATTTATTAAGCTTCATGAAATCCTACCGCATTAAAAAAAGAGAGCACCGGCGACCCTTCAGGGTGAAGGAGGTTCGTTCAGTGCTCCCAAAACCTAAACTGCCCTTGGTATTCATAAAGCGAATTCACAAACCATCTGCGTTCGTGGAATTCACGTTTGAGGACTAGCCTCTAGTGCGCACCCTTACTCCAGGGCTTGCCGTAATCGAAGGACGGAATCCTTTTTTCTTCATGTGGGCTCCTATTTGCCTACGTCCGCAACCGGCTTGCCGCTTTTGCCCTTCTTCACTGCATAAGGATCGACCGTGCCGTTGTGCGAGATGTGGCCTTTGTAATCTGAACTAAGGTCTTTGCTTCCATCTCTTGTCCCTGGGGACTTCACTTCTTTACGACCGATCTTCTTCATACCATGGGGGCTCTTTGGCTTGCCGTCCTGCTCACGCAGTTCAACCCATTCGCTGAATTTGGGAAACTGTGCCATTGTTGCTCCTTAGTTAATCTTAAAATCTGGTTTTGGTTGCGTGACTTGCCCTTCTCCTGTGGTGACGCTTTCCTGGAACCTCTGACAGAGAAGTTGCAGTCGTAGCTCTCCCCACATTTTGTTCTCGCCCAAATTTCTTTGGACAACTACCCAGTCCTCACGTTTGTGTGGTGTGTAAAGCCTCGACCCAATCTTTGGGGGATGGCCGATAGCCTTCAGCACACTTCGGTAGTTCAACTCGAAGATCATTTCATCTGGCGAGTCGATACCAAACGCCATCTGATAGTTCTGTGCCGGAACTGGATCGTAATATCCCCATAATTGAATGGGAATGTTCGAGAAGAGTTTGTCCCTTGCCTCGTGATAAAGATCATCTATCGTGTTGAAGGATATGATGACCTCGTAATAGTAGATCGGAGCGCCACCGATTTTGATGGCCTCCTCGTCCCACAGATTGAAAAGAGCGTGCTCCTGGTTCTCAGGATCAAACTGCTGCATGCTCCCCACAGTTCTGTATGGTCTACCATTAGTGTCACGTAACATGCAAATATATAGTCTTCACAATAGCTTTTTAGCTAATTGGTGATGTGCCAATAATCTTGGGCGTTACCGCAATGTTGCCGCCAGTGGAGGGTAGCGTGTACGGGCCCGTGGGAAACTCTTCTATCCACAGAAGCGTATTGTCTGCATTGTTGGTGACGTAATATCCATACACCGTGATCGCCGAGGCGTGAGACGTAAAAGTGAACGTTTGCTCGGCATATTCGGCAGTCGTAACATCTCCAGCACCCGTGGCCACGGACCAACTGGTGCCCGACAGATCACTTGCTGCATAACCCGGTTCGTCACACTCGACGGCAGACGCATCTGAAAAAGCCGTATCTTCTGTGATGGCGAGGCTTGTGTTGTAAAGGTGAAGCTTGGGATCACCAACCGATGTGTGATTCAACATCGCCTTCAACAGAGCTACTTCGCCTTCATTAGGTGCTCTAAGTGCCATATTCTCTCCCAAAAAGGTATTCTCTTGTTGGACCTGCTATCATGTATCTAATCTTCAGATCGCTAAAATAGAAGAGAAAGAGCGCATGAAAAAAGCCCACCCGGCACGCCGGGTGGGCTTTTGGAGCTTCGGTTCTAGTGATTGTGATTATTTGCGCCCATCTTCCCTTCTCTTATCGGCCTCTTCTTCCTTCCCCTTGGCCAGGGCGATGTCGGTAAGCCACGGCGGGAAGATTAGCAAGGGCTCCTTGGCCCCAGGAGGATAGATGACCACACCCCCTTCTGTTAGCTGTCGTTCTTCCGCAGGATATAAGCCGATCATGATTTGGGGCTTCCCCCACCACCCACTGCAATAAACAATTGGTCCATTGCTGAAAGCTCTTGGGTTAAGGTGTGGTATTTTTTGGTCAGTTTGAGCCATACTGCTCTTTGACTGTCGCCAAGACCCGAAACCGCTTCCTCGTAGGCTGCAACCATTACTCCCGGCAAAATGTGTCGCCATGAGTGTAGCCCTCCGTGCTGAGGGTACGACATCTCGCTCGGAAGGGTGGCAAAAACAGAACGAAACAGCGTGCTATCTTGTTGCCATACCACTTGAATGGGATTGATGGCATCATGGGGCAACTTTACGTCTGGCCAGAAATAATTAACCCATCCCCATGGCGTGCCGATCAACTCCATGGTTTCTGAGATCAATTGCTTTTGGGGAATCTGGCGAAAAACCGATAGTGTCATCTGTCGCTGATTCACGGTAATCATTTTCAGCGAAACGGTAGCCGTGTGAATTTCGGCGTGGCTTACATCAATCATGTTTCACTCCTCCGACCTTCTCTTTGGTCTTCTGAACGAATTCCTCGCCGTAGGTTGCCACAATGGCATCGTGGATCAACTTCTGGATTAACTCACGATCCGCTGGTTCGTCTCGGGAGATGCAAAGCTGACGCAGTGCCTCATAGGTCTTTTCCCAAGTTGTCACTGTAAGGTGGTCGAAGTGAGAGTGAACCGCTTCATCAACCATCGATTGCATCAACTCTTCATCTTCCGGCTCTTGGTTCTCCCTACAGACGGACCTCAGCTTTTCTTGGGTCTTCTCCCACACACGCAGGTTCATTTTCTCCTGCATGGTGTTGATGAAGGCCGAGCCAATCAAGGACAAGAAGGTGCCAAAGACCCCCAGGCCAAACACCAACGTGATGATGGCGGTAATACGACCGGCCTCTGTTATGGGGAACTTATCGCCGTACCCCACCGTGGTCAGGGTGACTACCGACCACCAAATGGCATCACTGTACTTGGCAAAAACTTCCGGCTGTGCTTGTCGCTCAAACTCGAATATGGCGGTGGCACTAAAGAACACCAGGATGGTAATGACGATCATGAGGATCGTCAGTTCGCCCTTGATGCTTTGGTAAGACTTGATGAAGGATTGGAGTGCGGTGTTGTAGCGATAGATTTTCATCAACCGCAAGATACGCAGCGTCCTCACCAATCGCAACATTCGCAGGTCTACAAAGAAGCCCACGTAGAACGGCAGGACGGCTAAAAGGTCCACGATGGCCATGGGTTGGAATGGATACTTCCACCACTTCCCCTTGAAGGTCAGCCAACGTACAAAATATTCAATGGTGAAAATCCCAGCAACGGTTCTTTCGCTCCATAGGAAAAACCACGAAGCCGCCTCCCTTGAGTTTTCAGTTCCGGCAAACTGCATCTCGATGAAGTACATGCCGATGCTGTAGAAAATCACACCCTGGATGAATACCTCCAGCCACCAAACGATCTTTTGCAAGATCGTCTTGGGATCTTCTAACATGTCTTGCTCAAAATCGCTCATTGGTTCGCTCCTGGCGGCACGAGTGGATTCCATGCCGGTATATCGGGTCGAAGTTCTGGATATGCCATGAACACGTACACGTCGCCTGCGATCATTCCGATGATGAACCACACGCCCAACAGGACGTAAATCAAACCTGCAATCTCCTGGCTCTTCACATAGTCCGAACCAAGGAAGAAGATCACAATCCCAGCCAGGACTATGCCAACCCACAAAGGGGTTTGGATGCCGGTGATTACGCCGAGGACGAACGCTAAGATCATCAGGAATGTCATAACGAACCCCTCAGTACGATTTGCACTGTAATTGTGACAGTCATGAGTTGCCTTTCAACAAAACGACCCGGCCCTCCTAAGAGGGCCGGGTCAGGGGCCCAGGACGGGGCTGAGGTGTTCAATAACACACGTTGCCTGAGTTACCAGTCGTCGCCCCCACCGCCACCGGAGTCGTAGCTGCCACCGGAGTCGTAACTGCTACCACCGGAGTCACCGCCGCCCCATCCGCCAGTGTCGCCACTGCTGCCCCAATTCTTGGTTTCGGGCTCGGGGTCGGGCGCAGGCGGCTCGTAGGCCGGAATATTGTCAACCTTTGGCGGCTCGGGCTCTGCAACGGGCTCGGGCGGCGTATAAGTTTCAACATTGTCCACCTGGGGCTCAGGCGGGGGGTCGGGCGCAGGCTCGGCATCTGCGGTCGGTTGCTCCACTTCTTCGGCGGGCGCTTCTGTCACGACGAAATCATCGTGCGGATCGCCGGGCGTCTCCACAATGTCTTCCATGGGAGTCGGTTCCACGAATTCGCCTGCGGCGTTGTCCCAATTCTCGGGGGCCACGCCAGGGTCCATCGGGTCCAAGGCACCATAGTATTCGTAGGGCTGTGCGAAGCCGTCGAAGAAGAAGTAGTAAACGATCATCAGGTCGAGCAGATCGTCGCCGGTGATGCCGAAGATCGAGTCGTGTTCAATCCAATGGTGTACGTCCCTTCTCCAGTTGGCGGAACGTGGTGGGAGTAAACCGGGCTGTCGGTTCGGTCGAGGCTTGACGCTTCTCAACCTGTAGCACTGTCTCGAAATGGCGTACTTATCGGCGACCGTTTGAGACAGGTAGTCGGGGTCCAGAAATGCGCTGGCGACGTAATTGGAGTCTTGCAGTTCCAAGCCGCCAGGATACTTGGTAACCACTTGCATCGTGAGGATGCCGTTTTCACTCGGCACGATTACTTCGTCACCGACGTTCGCTTCGTCCAACGGGCATTTCTTGCCAAGGGCGTTGGGGGCCGCTCGGAAAAGTGGAGCGCCTTCGTCTTCGCCCGGAGGGATGTCCGGATCGTTGCCGATGTCCACCTGTTGTCCGAGATACTTGACAATACCAATCACGACGACAACGATGATGCCGATTGCAACCACAATTCCAATGATGGCACCTACCATTACTGTTCTCCTTCCTTGAGTTTTTCTTCCTGTTCACGCAGGTTGTTCCTGCCAATCAGGAAAACGAAGACAATAAGAAACAATCCTGCAATTCCCCCTGCTAGGTCCACAGGGATCATTATGTAGTACGGCAGCTTCCACACAAGATCGTCAACACCGGAGAGTATTACAAAAAGCGTGAATATTCCCAGGCACATAAAAATGTAGGTGGTAACTGCCGTTCGGTTCATTAGCCCACTTCTTTCTTGTATTGGGCCAAACGATCATCAACAGACGTATCGCCCCTGTCGGCATGATCGAGAAATTCATCTTCGGGGCTTGATGCCAATCGACGATCAATCTCGGCTTCCGACTTGGCAACCACGATCTGCTGCTCAAGTTCGTCACGGGCTGCTTGAAGACCAACCGTGTCCATGCTGGTTTTCATGTCGGCGTGCAACGCCTGCGCACGCTGTTCTGCCTTTGCCAGCTTGGAACGGATCTGCAATTCACTTGCTTCCTGCTTCAAGTCTTTGATGTTCTGGCGGTATTCATCCACCACACGAGCGTACTTCTGGTGCTCTTCGACGGCCTTGGTGTGGGCTGTTTCCTTTTCCGCCAAGTCCCTCTCTTTCACCTGGAGTGTGGCAATAGTCGCCTTGGCACCCTCTTCGTTTCCTTCGCCAAGCTGTTTCTTCACACGAGCGTCCAGAAGTCTCACGTCTTTCCGGCGTGCCTCTACCTCTCGTTCAATCTGGCGAACGTAAGACTCGCTGGCACGCAAGGCTTCGGCGGCGGCATGCAGGCCCTCGGTTTGCTCGTCAATAATTTCGTTTAGTTTGTCCTCTGGGGACTGTTTTTTCTTGTAGCGTTTCCAGATTTGCCAGATGGCCCAGCCAGCGGCCACCAGTGCAACAAGAAACACTAGGCGTATCAATAGCGTGGTCATGCTCTCCTCCTATTAGACCGAGATGCGAAGTGGATCGATTTCCTTGCCGATCCAAATCTCAAAGTAACCGTTTTCGTCCATTTCGACGAGATACCATTCCGTGATGGTGTTGCCACCCTCGTCTTCGGTATCTCGACCGAAATCTCGGTATTCCAAAGTGCCGATTTTGATTTCGTCCTCTTCGACCTTGCCGTCGCTGTCGGCATCACGAATGTAGGCCGTTTCGGCAATCCAGGGATCTCGCAGCCCCTCGGGTCTCCACCATGTAGCGGCGACCGTGCCGTCTTCATTCAACTCTGCGACTTCGCCACCGTTTTTCTCGTAGTCCAGACTTTCGTGGTACTCCTGGTGGTACTCGAATTCGTCGAGCAGGTTCAACAGCATGACGCTGTGCGTTTGGTCGGCATCGGGATCTTGCAGTGGGATCAGTCGCAATCGCTTGCGAACCATCCCGCCACCGGTCAGTTCACGGGCCACCAAGTCGTAATCGACAAAGTAGAAAACCTCGTCTTCGATGGTCCTTTTGACCTCTCGAATCTGTCGCACGGAAAACTGGAGACCGGAGAGATCTTGGTCGCCGTCGATCACGTCCAACCTGACCGTGGCGTTAATGCGGAGTTGAAGAGGATTTTGAAATTGTAGTTCCAGAGGGGTCTCTTCCGGTTCCTTCTTCTTGGTTAGCATTTCCCAGAGAGTCGGCATGGGGAGGGCCTTTCTAAAGATTATAAGGAGCCCACCGGCCCGTAGGCCGGGTGGGTTGTGGATTCGGGATTTACTCGCCCCAACGATGGAAGAAGACGAAGTACACGATGAGACCAACTACGATCAGGATTCCGAGAACCCACAAGATGGCCACGCCCCCACCGGATGATCTCGGCGGCGGGGCTGCCATTGGGGTTGTTTGGGCAACCGGGTTGTAGACAGCTTGCACGTATTCGTCCGTGTACATCAGATCCGGATTGTCCGCAAACTCCGGATCGACGTAGCCGGGGTTGACTGCTGTGCCGGATGCCTCCAACTGGGCGATCTGCGCCTGGAGAGCGGCATTCTTGGCCAATTCTTGTTGATACAACTGCTGGTCAATCGAACTGCGGTTGTGATACATCCACATGGCACGTCGTTCGAGAGACCAGTCCATCATGCAGTACCAGAACAATGGTGAATAACCACCGCCGATGTACATGCCGTAGTACGGGCTGGACGCATACCCACCGTAGCGATCACCGTAGTGCGTGTGGTAGTGGTTTTCCACACGTGTCTCTCGCTGGGCATATTTCTCGCTCGTCATCGAACTGCGGACCTTTTGTGTTGACGGCGATTTTGGATCGACTTTTACGGTCTTTCCGCTCTTGGTGGTGTAAGAGGTTTTCGGAGGTTGCGGCTTATACACCGTCTTACTTTGCGCCCTTCGCTGAGCAGAGGCGGCTGCGCTATCCGTTCCTGACGAGGGCTTTCTGGAAGTGCTCGATGAGCCGGGCTTGTAACCAGTGCCGCTACTTGGGCGGGTGCTCGGCTTAACCGAAGAACCACTCGATGGCCGAGTGCTCGGTTTAACCGAAGAACCGCTCGATGGCCGAGTTGATGGCCGAACCGATGGACTTGAAGGTCGGGTACTTGGCCGAACCGATGGGCTTGAAGGTCGGGTGCTTGGCCGGGTGCTCGATCTGCTGCCGAAACTGCTGGATCGGCTGCCTCCGAAGCTGGATCGGCTGCCGCCTCGGCCTGCTGCGTCGGCGACTGATACTCCGTAAGTGTCATCGGAATTTTGGGTGACCGTACTCAGGTCGATTCCACTCCACGCCAACCCGATGGCGAGGGTGAAAATCAGCAGGTGTCTCCATTTCATGAGTTTTCTCCTCATCGAAAAGTTACGAAAATTGCGTCACAGAAATTGTAGCCCACGAATCTGGCTTTGTAAACGTGAACTTTTTCCCTACATACTTGCGTTATGGCCCTGAAAAACAAAGACGGTACGGTGTATCAATTGAACCGCCCCAACCCCATTACGAAGGAGCAGGATTTTTGGGAGACGGATGAGTCAAAGTATGTGCTGCACAATTGCGATTGGACGCCCGATATGGTGGCGGGTGAAGAGGCCGCACGACCTCTCAAGAGTGATTTCCACGTTCCCGATGAAGTGGCTGTTGCCGAAGAACCTGCTAGGAAGGCAGAGCCGGTTTTTGAAATTCCACAACAGATGGATATTCCTTCCCCTCCAGTCGAATCCAAACCGCCAGTCCAAGAGGAACCGAAGAAGCGTAGCATACCAGATTCCGTACTTAAAAACAGCATGATTTTCTGGTGCCTTCCACACACGTCTGAAATCAAGACGGACGGCCTCTACGAAGAAAGCTATGGCGTTGGGCGTTTCGGCAAAAAATTTACGTTTGAGGGAGTCATGGTTGAGCGAGGTGACTTGGCCATACGCTTCTGGACAACCGTGAAACAGGTAACCAAGGGGTCGATTGTGTACCCATCACGCTACACTCATCGCAATGAAGAATGTAAAGATTATCGTTGGTGGAAGGTGCAGGGCGTCATGCCAAAGTCCACTGGTTGGCTGATATACGCCGTTCTCTCTGACATTACCCCTGACTTTTCTGATTGAAGATAGCCTTGCTGGGGTCGGGTGGTGTTGCTGTCTCGGACTCCCTGATGATTGGCTTCACGCCGAAACGCTCCCAAGCCTCTTTGTTATCTTCTACCGCCTTCATGAACCCAGCTTCGTAGATGGCAAGGACCAATTTCCCAAAGTTTTCCATGTCGCCACGGGTCACGAGGCTGCGAGAAATGCGTTCTACCACATCTTCGTGTTGGAAGAACTTTTCTTGGAGGACTTCTGACAAGTATTTCTTGACGATGTGCCCCATGGGGTTGGAAAGGGATTCGACCCAACTTGGTGAATTAGCCATTTTTCTTTTTCTTCTTCCGCTTTTTCGGTTTCTCGTCCTTCTCTATTTTTACACCTCTTCTTGGGCTGACAGCGGGCGCACCTGGGGCTCCCCACCAATTCCAATCCTCTTTGGGTTTGGTGCCATCGTAGACCGCTCCAGTGCCTACCATTTCTAGCCACTGTCTGAAACTTAAATTAGTCACTGGTGGCTCCAATCACGTGCATTATCTGTCGCTTCAGTTCTTCGTGATATTCTGGGTTCCTAGCTGCACGTCGTATGTGCGGAAGCGAATCGATGCCATGTTGCAGAAGTTGTTGTGCCAGTTTCGAAGGTTCCAGGGCGATTATTGCCTCTCGGTCCATGCCCGCATTTTTCAAAATCATGATTGCTTGAGGAAGCTCCTTGGCAACTGCTTGGGCAATGCGATTTTCATCACCGCCTGTCGTGGTGCCGCCGACAATGTAGTGGCTCATGAGGACAAGGAACTGCTTCTTAAACTCCTGCACAATCTTTCCTAAGACGGCATCTACGTGACCGGGAACGGCCTCAAAAAAGGAATCCAGTTCTCTTTCGACTTCTTTTTGATATTCGATGTACTCTTGAAGTGTGGGGCGTCGTGTGACACCCTCTTCGGGTGAATACCAGTCTGGATTGGTGGGGTGGTCTCCGTGCCACAACTTGCGAAAGAATCCACGTATTCCATGTTGGAACCATGGGAGGCTTGATTTAGAAAGGTCGGTTTTCTTGACTTCTTGCACAAGCCAGTTGAGCAGCGCATCAAGATCTTTCTCGAATTCCGGTGTTATTCCTGGGTACATTATCAAACTCCTTCCAGTGCGGCTTGTGCTAGTTCTTCTTTTTCCCCGTCCGATAGTTCTGCGCCGCCGTAGTGTAAGGACTTCATCAACACTCTAATTGTGGCGGGCAACTTCTTGATTCCCTCGGCACCTTTGATGACCAAAACCATAAGTTTGTCCCACATTGTCTTGGGGTCATTTCCAACCAGATCAATAATTTCCTGGCCCGCATCGCCCATTTCGTTTTTGATTAAGCTGCGGCTTTGTTCCTTGCTTAACCCCTGCACATGCCTGAGCACGGCCATTTCTTCATCATCCATGGAGTCAACCATCTCTTTGGGAAGTTCACCCCAGTCCACTGGATCATCCTCGTTGTTGTCTAAATGGTGCCAGTTGTCGAGTAGAACTTTATAGAGGGCCTGTTGCAGTTCTTGTTTTCTCCAGCACATTGCCACGAGTGGTGATGGGGTGTACTCTCCACGCATGGCTGTGTTAATGTCATCTCTGAAATCCGAGAAATTGTTTGGCATTTCCCCAAGCTGTTCTTTTAATTCTGGCAGTTCATCGAGAAGTTTTCTTACAAGATATTTCCAGGCATCTTTTTGCGACAGGATTTCGTCGCTAACTTTCTTCTCGTTTTCGTCTTTGGGCTCAAGTGGAGGTTTGGGCCCTTCTGGTTCTTCTGGCCTGTCTGGGTCTACTGGTCGAACGTCATCGCCGGGCGTATCGGGCACGGGGTCCGTTTTAGGTTGGGGTGATGGTGGCCGAACTGCTCCATTCTTAACCACGTGTTTCAACACCAGTTGTTTTAATGCTCTGCCGAATTGGTTGATAATTTGGTTGAGGCCAGGAGCAGCAGCTTCACATAGCAGCGTTTCATCCACGCAGGAATTGAGAATGGCTTCCAGTTCCTTGTATTCTTGAAGAGTGAGTTTCCTCGTTGTTAAAGGTTGCACTTCTTCTCTGTGGGACGGGTTGTCTGGGTGATTGCCATACCACATCTTTCTCAGGAACCCTTTTACTCCATGTCCGAGCCAAGGCAGGTTCTTCACGCCACTCCCTGGTCCGGTAGCGCTGGTGACACGCTGTAAAGAACTACGCAGCCAGTTGATTAGCTTGAGAATTTCGCCCTCAAGATCTTTGGGTAGTTCTGGAACTACATCGGCTGGACGTTTAATATCCGGCCTGTCGGCCATCGCTGTTGGTGAACCTATTTCGTTGAGCATTTTTCCCTCTGGCATTCATTCATATTTAGAGCCTCACTTCCCATATATACCATTACAATGAGTTATTGCGGAAACAACACACTAGCAATTGGCCGTCCGACCAAAGACATGATGGCATCCCAGTCATGCTCATCTACCTGTTCGGACCTGGGGCATGTTGACCCCCTTAATAAAAACGAACTAGGGCCTCGCAGGAATCGTGAGAAGGTCCGACAGCAGATTCGTGAATACATCCTTCACATGCTGGGTGCTCCTGCCTTGAAGTTAGAGTTGGACGAACAGAACATTGATTTCTGCATCGATCAATCTCTGAAGATTGTGGAAGATTACGCTCCCAGGGAGTTTTTCAATTACTACACTTTCACCACCATTCCCGGCAAGAGTGTTTATGAGATGCCGCCAGATGTGGGTTACGTGCGAAATGTGTTCTATAAAGAAATGGGCCATTATGCCTTCCAGGCCAGCGATTTAGATGGGGCGATTCCCATCGAATATTTCTATCCAGGTGGAGCCTATGCTTCTATTCAGGGTGGTCTAATCGATCCCGTGCAACCCATCTGGGGCAGAATGGGAGAGTGGGTATTGTATAAGCAATACGAGATGATGTATTCCCGTGTTAGCTCCTCTCTCGGCGGCTGGGAGTGGGTTGATGGATACAGGAACATTAAACTTTATCCTGCACCCTATCGTGTCCAAACCGTCATGGTTCATTACTTACAGAAAATGAAAGATTGGCAAGAGGTGACTGAAGCCATGCAAGAAGGTGCTCTTACGTATGCCAAGGAAATCTTGGGAAGGATTCGTGGGAAGTACCAAGCACCTCCGGGACCGGGCGGCGGAATGCAGTTGGATGGACAGCAATTACTTCAAGAGGCCAAGGAAGAGCGGGATAAATGGAAAGAGGAATTGTTGACCAAGTTTGGTGATGTACTTCCCATTACTCTCGACTGATGCCTAAGGTCAAGGATGGGGATTGGCATTTAGATCACATTTTCCCGATCAATGCCTTTGTCGAACACGACATTACCGATATTTCTGTAATCAACGCCTTAGACAATCTCAGGCCAGTTTCGCAGAAGGAAAACAATTCCAAGCATGCTAAATACGATAAGAAGAAGTTTCGCAAATGGCTGGAGAGCAAGCAAATTGAATTTCAGAGATTGGGTTAACACATTCAGCGGTATTGACGAAAATACCAGCCTTTCGGATTGGGTGTCTGAGAATCTGCAAGAGTATGCTGCTCCCACCACCAGATACAGCGTTGAAGTGAATTTCCGCACCAAGCCCACAGAGGCGTTGAATGCTTTCGCCAAGATTGCATTGGGCTATGTTTCCGCAGCAATGAAAAAACGTGGACATCACGTCAAAGCGGTATTCGAGCAAGAACCATATCGAATTATTGCTTCTAGCCGCAACTGGGATGATGGCGAATGGAACGGCATGATTTACTTTTTGCCCGAATACCAGGGCGGCAAATTCTTGTTGGCCAGAGGTTTTTATGATAAGCAGGCCAAGACTGTGCGAATTCAAGGTAGTCCCAAGGTGTGTGAGGGTGATTCCGCTGCCGATCTTGTTAGGGAGTTGGCGAATGTAATGCACGATCTCAGAGATAAACCTGACAGGCATTTGGAGAAGCTGAAAGCCGTGCCACTCAGAAGAGGTCCGAAGCGGTGATCCCTGACAACAAGAGGATGATATTCGTGCTTGGCATGGCTCGCTCTGGCACCACGGCATTCACACATGTGCTTTCTCAACATCCCGACATCTTCCTTTTTACTGATACGTACAATCTGGAAAACACTCTGATATTCCACAAAAAAGTGGATCGGATGAAGGCGGTTGTCAAAAGGCACCCCAAACACCGCATCCTCATGAAGCGGCCCTGGGCCGAAAGGATGCCGGATTTCTTTAAGGAACACACTCCCAATGCCCGATTCATCTTTGTGGTGCGCAATCGTGAGTCTATTTGTGAAAGTTGGGGTAGGACTCATTGGGTGGCAAACTTCTTGCGGCATGGTTCTCTGGAAGAAAAGAAACGGTACTATGACGATCACATCAAACACATGCACACCTTTGCCAAAAAGTTGGGTGCTGGCCGGGTGTGGCAAACTCCCTATGAAAGGTTCGCCTCCCAACCGTTGACAGTCATGCGGAGGATTACTGGCTGGCTGGGTCTAGATAAATACAAGTACGACGTTGGTGATATACGCCCTGGCGGCAACTGGTCTTTTATGGCCCGAAGAGAAACCAAGAAGCTTCCTCCCAACTACGTGCGCAGAGGGAAAAGCCACAAAAGGAGGGCCCCGTGAATTTCAGGCAATGGCTAGAAACTGGCGATCTTAATGCTTATGGTGTTGACGACCAGAATGATGGCAAAGTGTCTTACTATCGCCCTCTTAAAGAACCCCGCAAGAAAACCCGCAAGGGAGAAAAGATCGAGAAGCTCTTCAAGGGAAAAATGGGAGGCGGGAAAGTGAAATCGGTGTAACTTTATTAGGGCATGAAAGATCCAATATTTGTTACCGGTAACGCTCGCCAGGGCACTACATTCATTCAGTGGTTTTTGACACTTCACCCAAAAATCTACATCCATGGGCAGGAGTTGATACCCTGGCGCACTCTAATTACTTTTCACATGAATCTGGCCAACGCCGGTGTAGAAGTGGAAAAAAGAAACAAGGAACAGAAGTATCCCGTACCGCATTGGGCGGGAAGCGATCCGGTGCGGACTACCGAAGCATTCAAGGAACTGATCTACAAGTATTTTTCTGGTCAGGGCCAACATAAGCAGAAATGGGGCTTAAAGCACCTGTGGATTCCGGGCGATGTGGAGCTTGTTGCTCGAATTAAGATGATCTATCCCAAGTCAAAGTGGATCGTTTGTTGCCGAGATCCATTTGTTTCTTTCGAAAGTCAGAAGAACACTTTTGTCAAAGACCAGGACATCACCGATTGGTTGAGAAATTGGGTGATGGCCGTGCGATTTGCCCAAAACGAGGATGATGCCCATCTGGTCCAGGTGGACAAGCTGAATGAAATGACCGTGCGGCAGAGGAAGGCAAAACTCAAGAAGTTATTGGAGTTCTTAGGCGAAGAACCATGCGAAGCAACTGACCAATTCATTAAAGAATGGCCGGTTGTTCATAAGGTGACGCCAGATGATGCACGTGGATTCGAGTTAGATCCCAAGATCAGGCAAGAGAAGATTAAGTTCTTTCCTGATCTTCGAGAGTACATGGAAGATCTAGGTTATAAGTAAGATTCGATAGTCTGGATCACCTCAATGGGCTTGATGTCGTGCATGCATTTAGCCACCGGCATCACCGTTCCAGTCACGGGCAGTTCGCATAAGCTCTTATCAAGGGGCATGTTTGCCTGTGGAAGTCTTTTGCCGTCGTACAGAGGGACCACTCTCGATTTCCAACACGCTCTTTTTTTACAACATGGTAGTGAAGAGCCTATTCTGTGAAGTGTGGTTTGATACGGATAGGCAGTAACCCATGGAATATTTTCTCTCCCTCCCAATAGAACCACACAGGGTTTCTCTACGCCCGCCATTGCATGTTGTAGGAATGTAATGGAACACAAACCGCCCACTGAATGCAGACACAGCCTCAGAAGTTGTCTCAGATCAGTCTTGTCAATCATGTTGATCGCCCCTTCAATGGGGAAGTGGATGTCTTTGGACTGGCCGACTTGCACAAATGGAATGCGATCCTTAAAGTGTTTCACTACGGCTTGAAAGTGTTCGAGAGGCCACTGTTTAGCAGTATAATCCCTCTTGATGCCCGCATTGAAAACAATGTAGCGTCTCGGAAGTTGGGGAAATGGTGGTCTTTCCAACTCTTCTTTTGTGAAATAGATGTCGGGCCTGTTTGTGGTGAGTCTAAGCTTGATGTCCAACGCCTTCTCTAGGTTGTACATGTAACCCTGAAGGAACATGGTGGCGGTGTGTCCCGCTGTGTTAATGCATGGATAAGCAAGGTCGATGATTCGACCTTGCTCCACTTTTTTGACATGCGGATTGTTGGCCCAAATGTCTGGGTGTTGGGTAACCACGCCTGTTTCATACTTCCCAGGATACATGTCATGCAGCGATTTCACAGCCGCCGTCATGGTCATGATGTCGCCAGGAGGGAGCGGCGATCTCAGAATCAGTTTTTCTTTCATTTGCGTGCTTTTTTGCCGACTCTGGTTGGTTTGGCTGATGCCGCTGGCAATTCATCCGGGGTTGTGCCTTTATGGGTTTGGACGAGGGTGCGTAGGGCGGCTAACGCAGAAGCCACTTCGTCGGCATCATCGCCCCATTCTGCATCCATGGCTTCACGACCATTTTTGTTAGTTAGTCTAGTGGCCATGTGGCACGCTCTTTGTGCTTGGTTTATGGCGTTCTTGATGGCTTTGATTACCTGCAAAGCATCCGCTGATGTTTCCCCAGCAGGGGGCTTGTCGTATAGACCCATGATATTCTCCTTTGGTTTAGGAGAGTAATCAATTTGTTTTTTATGGGGCTGCGGGTGACCAACTCACACCAGTCCATTTGAGAACATCGCCTGTGTTGGGGCTGGTGTTGTTAATATCCCCCATGGAGGACAGATTGTGGTTGGACAGTATTGTATAACTGGCTCTAGAAGCGTCATTGGCGTAACTTGCCGCTCCAGCTACAGTGGCGGACTGGGTATAGGAGGCCCAATATGCTGAATAAGCGCTACCTACAGACATATTGGAGGCCGAAATTGCTGACCAGCTACCATTAACACCAATAAGCACTTTACTATAACTTGGATTGGAAACAGCGCCATAATTCACATCACTGAGTTCATATAGATAGGGGGTATCACCGCCTGCAACTGATCCCCATGACCAACTGCTGCCCGAAGAGATCCATTTGAGCACGTAGTTGTTGGCTGGGTATGAGCCGGGGCCGTAGTTGTGTACGTCGCCGAGATCTTGGAGATCACCCATAACAGGCCATCCTGGTGACCAACTAGATCCCTGCCACAACAGCACTTGATTAGCGAAACTGGGAGAATTGCTGTACACGTCAGTCAACTCAGTTGTGTTTCCCATCTCTGCCACTAGGGCTCCAAATGACCAACTGCTGTTTGCTGCCTTCCACTTTAACACGTCGTTGTTGTTTATGCTAGAGGCGACATAGTTGAAAACATCTTGCGCTTCATTCAGCGGGCCCATGGCAGCAGTGTTTGCTGCTGGCGACCAGTAATTAGAAGAGGCGACCCACTTCAACACATATCCGTCACTAATGTCGCTTGCGGCATAATTGTAAGCATCTTGAAGTTCTTTTAGGCTGCCCATGGCGGCTGTGACCGGCCCATAAGACCAACTGCCGCTATTCCACTTCAGTACGTCATTGTTGTTGATGAAAGAAGGATTGTAGTTGTCAACATCCGTCAAGTTCTTTAAGAATAAATCTCCCACAATATATTGGGCGGATTCTGCATAGTAAACACTCAGGTCGCCCGCCGCCATAGGCGACCAAACTGGGCTTTTATAAACCAGAACATCATCAGGGTTGGGCGTCACACTTCCGTTTACATCGGCAAGTTCTCCGATGTAGTGAGCAGAAAGGTCTCCCACATCACCTGCATATACGGCAGAGTAAACGGTGTCTGTTGCATTCCAAGCATTGACGCTACTATTCCATGAGAGTACATAGCCGTGGCTTAGGGCACCAAGATCTACATCTGCCAGTTCGCTGAGACCTACGCCCAATATGCCACTTGCTTCGCCAGCAACAGAGGCGTATCCAGCGGAATCAGCATGTTCTGCACTTGCTACCGTACCACTAAATGTCCAAATGTTTGATGCGGAGTTAAACACGAGGACATCGCCTTCGTAGGGCGTATTCGAATCAACGTTGTCTAAATTTCCAAGAGAAAGGAATCCTGGCGACCAGCTATAGTATGGGGAGCCCACCCATAGCAATGTTTCTTTATCGCTGTTTGGTGCATTGCTGGTAACATCTTCCAGTTCATACGTATAGTGGTCGTTTATGTACATTACATAAGCGGCAGAAGAAACACTCAACATGCGTTGCGGTAGGAAAGACCATGCCGCACTTCCAGAGTCCCATATCAATGCATCGCCGTGGCTTAAGGCGGTTGTAGAATAACTTACGACATCTGTGAGTTCATGCATGCTGCCCATTTCCGCCACGACGGCTCCAAAAGACCAACTGTTGGATAGAGATACCCATTTCAATACGTCATTGTCGTTGGGTGTCGCAGCACTCTCTACATCGGCAAGCTCTCCGAGGTAGTTGCCACCGAGGGTTCCCACTTCACCTGCATAAGAAGCCGAGTAGATGGTGTTTCCTGGCGACCAACTGGGGCTTTCCCAAACAAGAGCATATCCTGGGCCAATCGCCGCTGGGGTGTAACCATAAACATCTGCAAGATTATTCAAGCTGTGGGCGGTTATGTCTTGAACCAAGCTGGCTTGTATAGCACTTCCAACACTCAAGTCGCTCGCTGCTGTTGGCGACCAACTTGGACCAGCCGAGTCAAAGGTGAGAAAATCACCATCATTAGGTGGGCCATTATTTACGTCGGTCAGGCCAGTCGTGGTGGAGGCCCCTGCTGCCATGCTGCCAAATGACCAGCTTGGACCATTCGAGT